TTCAGCCATGTATCTAATCTCTTGTGCTGTGACACGCTCGGCATCACGTTGTATTGCTGTGTGCAGTAGAAATGCAAATGACATTCTTTCTTCAAGAACTCTTATGCTCTCTTGTACTACTCTTAAATCATATTGTTTATCAGTCTGTAAAACTGAAACGTCATCACGTGAACCTGTAATAATGTCACCATTACGCGTAAGAGCTAAATCTCTTTTCTTAGTTACAGAGTTTGGTCTAATCATAAATACAACTTTGCTTGAAGCTGCAGCACTCTCGACTAATGATTGTGATAGACCTTCTAAAGATTTTAAATCACCTAAGAATTCTTCGACATATCCTCTTCCATAATCTTCACCTTCAACACGCACCATGCGTAAACATTGGTACGGCATATTGTCTTTTGTAAATGTACCAACACTTTTTGGTATTTTGATACCTTTTACTTCTTGGCAAATATAATATTTATCCGTGTCTAATTTATAGATGTGTGTATATAACTCACATTCTTCGTCTTCTTTGTAATCAGCGTCACTTATAATTTGCTCTCTTATATCAGCATCAAGACTAAGCGGTGTTATAGTTTCTTTAATAACTATTTCTAATAATTCATCAGCACTATCACGCGTACATACATATTGCGTAAGTGGAAAAACTTTCATACTTGTTTCTTTAGGTAAGTATGTCAGAACATTACCACCAACAATTAAATGTTTAAGAGCTGTAAACACAGAAACACGCATTGCTTTTTCTTCTATTTTGTTTTGTACTTCTTTCTCAATTCTCTGTAATGATTTTTCAACTTCAGATTTTAGTTCTCGTTGCTCTTCTAATTCTTGTTTTGCTTTACCACTTATACTTAAACGAAAGAAGGGAGCGTTAGGAGGTAGTAATAACAATAAAAGTTTAGAAGCAAGGTTATTAACACCACGCGCACCAACAGATTGAAATGGAGTGTAGAGCTCGGATGTGTGATTGAAACCCTCTTCGGGTATTAAGGCAGGAATAGTAAGCTCAGAACATTCTCTGGCTCTATCTAAATATTGAATTCGTTTTTCTTTTAATGTCTCATATCTTTCTTTAGCGGTATGTTGTTTTGTTTTACTATCATCTATTAACATTAATTATTTTATCAAAAGTTGTGACTTGCCTTTTTTATTAGCAAGAACTGTCATTGCATCTTCACTAAAGCCAGGTGTAGAACCTAAGAACTCTGAGCTACTTTGGTCAACAGTATTTCTGTCAGTTGGTATTGTAATTGCACCTACGGGGTCATTTAAGCCAACATCGCTACCACCATTACCACCGATACCTTCAATGCCTGAACCATAACCGCCGCCGTAGCCTCCGCCACCGCCTGCACCACCGCCACCGAAGCCACCACCGCCTCCGCCTCCCATACACATTATGCTACGTTAATCCCGCTGGATGTAGCTGGTATGTTAAGACCAGAAGTTAGTTGAGTGTTTAATCCTGTTGTACCTTTTTTTCGCTTGTACCTTTTCTTAGCGTTTTCATCCATTGCTTCATCGCCAATTGCTAGTTCCGGAGCTAAAGCATTACCTATTGGTGATGGATTAATTACTGGTTGTGGAATTGGTTCTGGAGCTGGAGCTGGGTCGGGTTTACCACCTATACACATATTGTTTTCTCCTTAATAAATCATCAGTCCTGCATTGGACTGGTTGATTGGGTTTGATTGGGTTGATGTAGATGCATTACTTTCTGTAGTGACTGTTTCTGTATTCTGTTCAACCTCTTCTTCTTTAGGTTTAGGGTCATAGATGTTGCCATTATAATAAATATCTTGTGGATTGGGTCTCTTGTAGACAGTTGGACTACTCGCTCTCATACACATTTATAAAATGGCCTCCTTATCAGCACGTTGTTTTAAGTAATTTAAGAATTTAACTACGTCTCGTTGCCCTGCTGCGAAATATATTTCCTTAGGTTGATGGTCAAGGTCAGGCGTTTTTTCAGGCCATAATTCATTCAGCAGTTCAAGAAGTTCTGAAACTGTCTTTGGTAAGACTAAATCGTTATCATTTTCCATAGCTTATTCTTCTAAGACGGGTACTTTTGTTGTATCAACAAGTTCACACACATTACCAACACACGCTAATTCTTGAGAGCCTGTGGTATTATCATCACTTTCATAGTTTTGAAGGTCTATAAAATCAATATTGGTAGGCATAGCCTTACTTAATTTAAGATACTCTTCTTTATCTATGTCTTGGTAAGGTGCTTGTTTGTAGCTGTGTTCAACAAGAGGCAGGAAACTTATGCCTGCAACTTCATCAAAGTTATCATAAACCCAAGAACCAACTTTTAACCATTCATTCTCTCGAACACTTATAGTAACGGAAGGTTTATGTTCACACCAATGACGCTGATACATCAACCATAAATCAAGTTGCTCAATAGCAGACATATCATTACGAGTTATTGATTTATCAGGTGATTTTATTGGAAACGAAAACACCATGACATCACTTGGTCTAGTAACATCTGGTTCATGCGGAATACCTTTATCAATTAAGAACTTTGTTAACGGGTCTTTAGCATCACCGCGTACTGTCCGTACATAATAATCACTATGTCTTGAGTGAATACCAGAGGCACTATCAACTAATTGACTTACCGTACCAGATGGTTTGACACACGTGATTGCTGCTGATTGAGGTATCTTTAATTTTTTTGCTAAATTTTTGTTGGCATCTACAGCAACAGCACGCATTTCTTCTAAGCGTTCTTTGGTAGGGTTGCTCGTAAGTTCATTATCCATAATACCTGTAAGTGAAACACCAAGTAGTCTTTCAGCTTCAGTATTATCTCTCCATATTTTACGTAGATATTTTAAATCTGTAAGTGTGGATTGAAATGTACCTAAGATGGTAGCAAGTCTGACTTTATCTTTAATCTCCTTCATACTATCTGTTGCCCTGATAACTACTTCAGTCAGGTTGCAGAATTGATATGGTCGCAAGATAATTTCACAACAAGGATTAGTTCCAAATTCAAAATTAGTGTCACGTCTTTCATTCTCTGCAGCTTTATTCTTTGCTGCCAGTCTATTAAAGATACCACGCTCTCCTGACTTACTGTCATAGAGAGATTTCCATTCAGACATAAATAGTCCGATGTCTGGCGTGCGTGAATAACAGCCTGAGTTATTGGCCAATGCTCTTTGACCATTCTCTAGCCACCATTGGCCTGACTTTGCTTTTCTCATTTGGTCGTCTTGTATACTGCTAAGAGATATAAGAGCTGAACGTCTTACGCCTCCCACAACTACAACTTCACCAACTTTACAAACTAAGTCGTGCGCTTCAATAGCATCAAGTTTTCTGCCTGCAGCTTTTTTAAACATATCAACTGCAAAATCGAATAGATTCACGAGTGGTTGTGCTCCACTAGCTCTGCCTCCCATAGTTTTTAAACGTGCGCCTGCTGGTCTAATACGAGTAACATCTATCTTTGGAACTTCACCGCCATATAACATAGCAAGCAATTCTTTAAATGCTCTAGCCCAGCCAGCTTTACTATCTTGAACTACAATAACAGTATCGCTTTCATTAAACTCTTCTGCAATGACAGGTAGTTTTTCAATATTGTTTCTTTCAACTGAGAAACCAACACCTGTGCCACACAAAAGAATATACATAACTTCATCAAAGCTACGTACATCATCAATTGGAATATAACTGCAATTATATCCTGCGGTATTGTCTCTCTCCAATGCTGCTCCTGCAGTCATCAAAGCTCGCATCGAAGGCATAATGCGTAAAGACAGCACCGCCCCTTCTAACTCGGAACGTAAGTCTTTCGGTAATTTAAAGTTATGGTTTTTCTGTAAATGTGTTTCCATAAAATCAAAGTATCTTGTAACTGTTTCGTTCCATGTTTCTCTGCGTCCTAGTTCATCAATGAACCTGGCATAGCGGGAGGTGTGAATGTATTGTTGGTATGAGGTAGGCAAACTATTATTCATCTTTGTCACCAAAGCGAAAGCGCAGTTGCATAACGTCCTCATGAGTTTCTTTTTCTATAAGCAAATCTATGTATTGTTTTGCTTTTAGTAAGTCTTGTATTTGACCTTCTTTATCGGGGTGCTTATATCGCCATCTCATTAAATACTTGATGGCATTTGCTTCAGCATACGGAACATCGTTCTGCATAATGAAAGTAATGGGTTCTATTTTGTATCTAAAATAATGAGCTGGTTTTTTTACGCTATCCGCCATAGTTTGATACCTCCTGTTTCTCTGTCGTAATCGTTATGTCTTAAAATCCTTGCAACCCTTGCTTGGGCTAATGCTTCATCTATTGAATAACCAACTTTTTTGTAGGCATCCAAAGCGCGCGTCCATAGGTCTAAGAGGGGGACATTAGCTCGGTCTCCTAAAATCTTTTGAGCTGTCTTCACTCCAACTTTAGGGCAACCAGAATATCCATCTGTGGCATCACCGCATAAGGTTTGCATCATGTGCCAATAGTCAGCTTCTTGT